GCTCAAGTTGTCCCCCGACGACCTGGGCTGAAAGTTGTACGGCCAAAATTGGACGGAAAACCGCGTCCTTGCCTGCACGAGCGTGTAGGTTGTGCTACCGGTGATGGCATTGATCTCGGAGCGTCTGCCATCGCGGCGTGTGCCCTTTTGCCACGTGTGTCACAGTTGGGTTATCGACAATCTGACTAAGGAACACGCTGAGAAGAGGTGCTACCCGCAGGATGCCTTTGTGGCGGCTGTCACATTGCGTATCCCTCTCTGCTCAGAGCACGTCGAGACGTGCCTTGAGAGAGCGTGCAATTGCGTCAAGAATGTTGTCTTGGGCAATTGGAAGCTACCAGGTGAGGTTGTGGACCGGGAGGTCTGGATCACCTCGGGTGAGCTGGAGGTCATGAGGCGCAGCGCCGGTGCAGGCCACTACTCAGGCGCCCCTACGACCACGTGTGACTCCAACACGCATTTTGCCACGTATCGGTTGGACAAGAAAGGGCGGCCGGGTGACCCTCTTTCAGTTGCGGCGTTCGACCATGCGTTCGGCTTCCTGGCAGCGGCCATTACAAGTGGTCGCACGGCTGATCGTACCTGCCTTTGCTTGCGTTTTTCCAGCACTGGCATGCGGAGTTTGACCCCTGTGCGGCGGGTGAAGGAGTTAGCGGTTGAGCCTCCTCCACCACGTGCTGTGTCTGTACCTGCGGAGGACCTTTTGATGCCGATCAAGGGTCCGATGTGTGAGAAGACAGAGTGCGGTGCCCACATTGCGCGGTCGAGCATCCCAGGTGTCGAATTGTGCTTTGATGAGAACGAGCCAAACTCGCCGCCCTTGGCGGTTCGCTTCCTGCCGCAAATTGAAGAAAGACTGTTCTGGTTGAACTCTCAACGGAACGTCGAAGCAGCGATCAAGGGCAGGATCGTCGAACCAGAAGTTCCTGTCACGCTCACGGCAACTGAGCGTGCAGAACTGAAGGCAGTCACTGATGTTCTCATCACGATGGCTTACGAAGACAAGGCACTCATTGCCAAGATAGCCCAAGACAAGTGTGGGCTAAAGAATTGGTCTTCGAAAAAGTGGTCGCCCGAGCGTGCTACTCGTGCTCTGCGTGAGCTCCATCAGAAGTACGCCCCGCGCTACAAGTTTGATGCCAGCATCAAACTCGAGCCGTCTAAGCGCAAT